GTTAAATGTATGTATAGCCAGTTCACAGATTTTCAAACCATTAGGCATTTTGATTTAAACTAAAACTTTATATTTTACGCGCACACATGAGCAGCAATTATTCAGATGAAATCAAAATATTAAACCGTTGTGTTTTTATTTTTCAAGATATGAAGCACAAAAAAGGCAATATAATAGTGAACGGGTTAGACAATCACACAGCTAACATTTATAAAACTATCTTTGAATCATTTAAAATCAATGTTGAAATAGAAGAAGAAACCAGATATACCTATGCAAGTATTGAAATTTCAAATAACATATGAACCCACCAAAACCAACGGCACTGAAACAAATTGAAGGAACCTACCGAAAAGATAGGGCAGTTTCAAACGAAGTGCAACCAACAATCGAAGTAAACCTTGTCGCACCGGCAGACCTAAACGAATGGGGCGCGAAGTATTGGACCGACATTATGAGTGAGTACGGCAAAATCGGGCTAGTTACTAAAGTTGATGTAGGTGCGTTACATTCAGTTTGCTATTGGTTCGGATTAATGAATGAGGCGGCCGACATAGTGAGCGCAAAGGGCTTAGAGGTTGAAGTTGAGAAAGTTACACCCAAAGGAAAAAGTTATATGGTAACCGAAACTAACCCAATGATAGCAGTGGCAGACAAGGCATTTAAAAACTATATAGCGATGTGCCGCGAGTTCGGATTAACTCCAGCAAGTAGAACCAGGATTAGCGCACCAGACCAAAAAGAGGGAGATAAGTTTGCAGAATTTGACAATTAAAACAGCAACTCACATAAATTTGAATAGCCAAAATGCTAGGGTAAATAAAAACAAAACAACCATTTAAATAAAAATGATAGCAGAAATGAACCAATACGGAGTAATAAGCTACTATATAGCAGGGCAAAGAATTTTATTGCCAGTTAAATTTGTACACTTTTTTGAGGAAAAGGTTTTAGCAATAGTTATGCTAGACGAAAAACTTATTAATAAGTATAAAGACATTAGTCACGCGGTAGCTATAAACAATGTAGCAAATAAATTTTACCACTCTATTATTGTTGGTACATTTCAAAATTTAGAAGATGCTCAAGCGTATTGCGATAAAACAAACACTTATAAACATTGAGTTAAATGACTAAATACGAACGCTACATAAACAACATTCAATCTAAAAAAGTTAATCATGGTAAATGGATTAGCCAGTTAGTCGCGTGGCATTTAAACCAAGTTAAGAATGGCAGCAAGTTTGAGTTTAAGCCAGAAATAGCGAATAAGTATATAGCGTTCATTGAAAAACTAGAATTTACACAGGGTAAATGGGCAGGCAGACCATTCTTATTAGAAGATTGGCAAGCGTTTTTTATTGCCATGATGTTCGGGTGGGTTAATCGCGAATCAGGGTTAAGAAGATTTAAACAAGTTACTCTTAATGTTCCTAAGAAAAATGGTAAGACCGAGTTAGGCGCGGCCATTGCATTAGCTTGTAGCTATTTAGATAAAGACGAGCGCGGGCAAATATTCATGGCTGCAACAACGCAAGACCAGGCGGCAATTTGTTTCGAGGCTGCAAAATCAATTGTTAAGAGAATTCCAGCACTAGCAGCACGATACACCCAAAGGCAACACAGATTAATAGTAAAGAAAAACGAAACTTACATAAGGTACATATCAAGTGAGGCCGATGCAACAGAGGGCAAAGGTGCGAGTGTAGTAATTTTTGACGAGGAACACTTGCAAGTTACTAACGAGTTAAGGGATAATTTAAAGTCGGGTATGGGTGCAAGGGAACAACCTCTATTCATTTCAATAAGCACAGCCGGTACAGATAAAAACGGAGTTTACCACCAACATTTAAAAACTTGTAAAAAGATTTTAGACGGATTGATTGAAGATGACAGCCACTTAATTTTAATTTACGCGGCACCAGAAAAAAAAGGTAAAGTAGATTGGAGAAACCCCGAAGTTTGGAAAATTGCTAATCCAAATTGGGGCGTATCAGTTTTAGAGGAAAATTTTATAGTTGATTTCACAGAGGCCGTCAATGAACCTCACAAGCAACCCAATTTTATAACCAAAAAATTAAACATTTGGGCAGATAGTTCAGCAACCTGGATAGATAGTAAGAAGTGGGAGGCACTAGGTAAGGATTTAAAGTTATCAGATTATTACGGGCAAGAATGTTTTATAGGTATTGATGGTGCGGTCAATGGTGATTTTTCAGCCTTATGTATAGCAGTTCCAGATGAAAACCGCGAAAAGGTAAGATTGTTTTTTAAATACTATATCCCCGAAGATATGGCAGACAAAAGAAGCCGCGCGGATAGTCTTAATTTCAAACAATGGGAGCGCGAAGGGTTGATTAAGTTAACCGAAGGGGATGCAACGGATCTAAATGTTATTATTCGTGACTTGGTAGATATTTGCGGAAATTTTAATTATAAGCCAATTGCATATGATTCGGCCTACCTTACTTTCTTTGCAACAACTGCATACAATGACTATTCTTTGAGTTTAGAAGCGTTTAGTCAATCAGTATTCAAACAAACAATCCCTACCAACCAGTTTTACGAATGGGTAATGAAAGGCCAAATTGAACACGATAACAACCCTATAACGGCGTGGATGCTATCAAATGTAGAAATGAGAAAACCAGACGACAACGGTAACACTAAAATTTCAAAGGGTAAGTCTAAAAATAAAATTGACGGAATCGCAGCCGCAATAAATGCAATCGGGCGAATGTTGCAATATTGGGAGGAAAACCCAGTTGTTAAATCATACGCGTTTCATGTAGAATAATTATGACAACAAAAGAGTTTGATAAAATAATGCAAAATTATATAATTAATATAATTGAAGAAAACCATGAATTGTTTTGGAGCAACTTAAGACAACACTATACTTTCTCACTTTTAAACCCAGAAGAATAATGACATTAAGCCAATACTTTGGAAAGTTTATTAAAATGTTAATAGACCCAAAGAACCGAGAAAAAACGCAAGAGCAGCTTTATATTGACCTCGAAAAGTGGCACAATAAGCGCGAAAACGTAAACAAATGTAAAGATTATGCAAGTTTTAGAAGCCTAAAATCACAATGGTATAAGGCAAATAAGCCTTAACAATCTACTTAACAAAAGTAAACTACTGGTTAAACACGCGTAAAACGTGCTTAATTTTGAACCCGATATGAGAATATTGGGTTTTAACATTTCAAGGGAGGAACGCAAAGCACCCGCTACATATGGCGGCCTTATCGAGCAAAACTATGTACTTAGTCAGGCTCAAAGTTTCTTTTCTGGGTTAATGAACCCAAGCGGTCAGGTTATTACAGACCAAACCGCTATAATGGTAAGTTCTTTTTATTCTTGCTTAAGGAATATTTCAGAAGATACCGCAAAAGTGCCATTTAGAGTGTTTCAATACGATTCTAAAGGCAATAAATCACTAACAAAACATAGGGCAAGCGCACTTTTAAATAAGATGCCTAGCAACCTATCAACCCCTTTTACATTTAGACAAACTTTAATTAAGAACGCTTTACTTTATGGCAATGGTTACGCTTTAATTAAAAGAGATAAGAACGCAACACCTACCGACCTTTACATCATAAACCCAAAATTTGTAACCGTTTCAATAATTGACCAAAGATTATATTATTTGGTTAACGATATTGAGGCTGGTATCATAGGGAATTTTAGCGAAGATAATATTTTCCATGTTCGCGGTATGGGTGATGGATATGTAGGCAAATCAATTCTAGTTTATGGTGCCGAATCAATCGGATCTGCTAAGGCGGTCCAAACTTATGCTAGTAGTTTCTTTGGAACTGGTGCAACTTTAGGAGGTTATATTGAAGTGCCTGGAGTTGTTAAAGATGAAAACCAAGCTAAGAGTATTGTCGGTTCATTTAGTAAGTCATATAAGACCGAAAACGGATCAAATAATGGGATAGCACTATTACATTCAGGCGCAAAATTTCAAAAGTTAGTAGCACAGCCAAATGAATCTCAAATGGTTGAAACAAGGGAGTTTAATGTGGCAGATATTGCACGTTGGTTTAGAATGCCTTTGAGTAAATTACAAGCAGGGGCAACTGGTTCAAGCAATTTAGAGCAACTTAATATTGAGTATGTAACAGATTGTTTGATGCCTTGGTTTGTTAAACTAGAGCAAGAAATTGAAAGAAAGCTATTTAGGTTTGATGAAATGGACCTTTTAGATGCCCGTTTTGAGGTAGCTCAATTAATGCGCGGGGATAGTTCAGCAATATCAACTTACTTACAAAGACTAAGATTATCAGGCTTTATAACAGCTAATGAGGGTAGAAAGTATTTAGACTTAAACACCGTTCAAGAAGATTCAGCAAACAAACTTTTAGACCCAGTTAACATGATTCCAGCCGACATGAGCGAGGAATTTTGGCAATCAAAAGACCAAAGCCAAGCGAGCCAAAAAGGGCCAGATAATGGAGGAACCAATTAAGATGAAAAACGAGAAAGACACTATAAAACAATTTAGCGACAATGCCGAACTTAGAAATATAGTCGGAAGCATTGAGTTAAGAAGCGAGGGAGAAGGCGAAGATATGCCTATTTGGGTTCATGGTACTGGAGTAGTATTCAACCAATGGACTGAAATTAGAACTCCTTTCGGTTCATTTATGGAAATGATTAAACCAAGTGCATTAGATGAGTGCGACATGAGCGATGTAGTTTCATGTAGGAATCATTCTTTAGAATTACTATGTAGCCGCACAACTGGCAAATCAGATGATTTAACAATCGTAAAAGATGAGCAAGGCGTAAGATATTCATATATGCCTAAAAACGAATGTGCAGAAGCTTTGGCAGAAGATATAAAACTAGGATTTATCAAAGGTTCAAGTTTTATTTTTTCAAGTGATTCTCAAAAAGGCTCAAATTGGGAACGTAGAGAAAATGCAGACGGAACTTCAAAGGTTTATAGAACTATCGAAAAGATAGATAAAATCTATGAAATGGGTGGCGTGACATTTCAGGCTTATGGTAATGCAAATGCTTCGGTAAGTGCAAGAAGCCAAAGTATTATTGATGAAATATTGATACCAAAACAGCCAACTGGACAAGAGTTAAAAGAGAAATTCAAATTAGAAATTAAACAATCCAAATAAATGAAAACTTCAAAACAATTAATTGAAGAACGCAGCACCTTCAGAGCTAAGGTAGCTGAATTAGCGGCAAAAGAAACTTTGACCGATGCTGAACAAACAGAATTGAGAAACGCAATGACTAGCGAAGAAAAATT